CAGACCCAGTGGGTGAAGTCGCAGCCGCTCGGTGGCCAGGACTTCAACATGATGCGGTTCTGGACGCGTGGTCACGGCCTCGCGGAGAACGACCGCCTCAAGATCACCATCGCGAACGTGAAGCCGTCGCCGAACCCGCTGGCGACCCCGTACGGCACGTTCGACGTCATCGTCCGTGGCTTCTATGACACCGACCAGCGCGTCCAGAACCTGGACTCGTTCGTCGGGTGCACCATGGACCCGGACTCGGACAACTACGTCCTGAAGCGGATCGGCGACCAGGTCGAGATGTTCGACACGTCGCAGCGCAAGTTCATCCAGCAGGGCACCTGGCCGGCCAAGAGCAAGCTCATCTGGGTGGAGCTCCCGACCGCGACCCAGATCCCGGCCGAGGCGCTCCCCTGGGGCTTCCGCGGCTACATCGATCCGCAGTTCGCGCCGCTCTCGGCGTCGGCTCCCGGACCGTTCATGCAGGAGATGCCGTACGTCCAGACCCAGAAGGACCGCTTCGGCAACCTCGACGCCAACACCGCCTGGGGCATCCAGTTCCTGTCGGGTGGCATCGTCGACCGCATGCGTCCGCTACCGGACTCCATCGAGTCGTCCAACCTGGTCAACCAGGACGGGGACTTCTCGCTGAGCAACCTCAGCGGTTCGTACCAGAACGGACGGCAGCTGTACGCCTACGTTCCCGGCTACGGCCTCTACCAGGTGCCGGTCTACCAGTCGGCCTCCCTCCACAAGTTCACGCTGCCCTTCCGCGGCGGACACGATGGCTGGGACATCCGCGTGGAGGACCCGCTGTACCTGAACAACGTGGACGATGAGACGATCATCGGCGTCATCGCCGAGAAGCGTGCCGTCGACACGGTGGCCAACCCGGACGCCTACGACATGAACCTCCTGGCTCTCCCGAACCAGGACAACCTCAAGATCACCGACTACGGTCGGACGATGGTGAACAACCGTCAGGACGCCCTGTACATCATGGACGTCACCGGCGCCAGCGTGAACGAGGTCGTGGGGCAGCTGCAGGCTCGCCAGATCGATGACAACTACACGGCGTGCTACTACCCGGACATGAAGCTGAACGACACGGTCAACAAGAAGATCGTGCGCGTGAAGCCCTCGGTCGCGGTGGTGGCGGCGATCGCCTTCAACGACCGCACCGCCCAGCCGTGGTTCGCCCCGGCCGGTCTGAACCGCGGTGGTCTCAACCAGTTCGGCATCATCGACGTGGTGGACCGCCTCACCTTCGACGACCGGAATGTGCTCTACGACAACCGGATCAACCCGATCGCGACCTTCCCGGATACGGGCATCTCGATCTTCGGCCAGAAGACCCTCCAGGTCGCGGCCTCGGCTCTCGACCGCGTGAACGTCCGCCGGCTCTTGATCTTCGCCAAGAAGACCATCGCCTCGGCCGCCAAGTACCTGGTCTTCGAGCCGGACAACCCCCAGACCTGGGACCGCTTCCTGAAGCTGGTCAACCCGATCCTCAAGAAGGTGCAGCAGGACCAGGGCCTCAACCGGTTCAAGGTCGTGATGGACTCCACCACGAACACGCCGGACATCGTGGACCGGAACATCATGGTCGGCAAGATCTTCCTCGAGCCGACCAAGGCGGCGGAGTTCATCGACCTGAGCTTCATCATCACCGCACAGGGCGTCGAGTTCGGCTCGTAAGAGCCGCCTCGGCCTTGTAGGAGATAGAAATGCCTGCAGTCGGTGATCTCTACTTCGGTGCCTACTCCGGATCCGCGAAGGCGGCGGCCACCAGCAGCGTCCAGCTGCTGGCAGCCGACGTCAACCGGAAGGGTCTGATCGTCTTCAACGACTCCCCGAACATCCTGTTCCTGAAGTTCGGAGCGGCAGCGAAGACGAACGACTACACGCTTCAGGTGGCTCCGGCCACCAAGTACGAGTCGCCCTGGCCGCTCGTCCCGCAAGGGGTGATCTCGGGAGTGTGGGGCGCCGCCTCCGGCTCCGCCTACGTCACCGAGATCACCTAACGGGCAGAGGTAACCAGTGACTTGGCTTGCCGAAGCATACGTCACCGGGACTAACGGCCTCCCCATCAATCAGCTGGGTCTGGCCGTCTATCCTCTCGGTAGCGGCCTCTCTGGATCGGTCCCGGTCACCATCATCGGGACGGACCCGATCCTCGTTCAGGTCACTGCCTCCGTCGGTCAGTCCGTCGCCGTCAACAACTTCCCCGCCGTCCAACAGGTAACGGGTTCCGTCCTCACGGCTTCCGGATCCTTTGTCGAGCTTCTTCTCGGCGGCCAGCCGCTCTCCACAAACAATCCTCTTCCGATCTCTGGAACAGAGGTCAACGTCTCCATCAAGGGTGGGGTGCAGGTCTTTGTCTCGGCCTCCGTCCCGCTTTCTGTATCTCAGGCCACATCGTCCATCCCCTGGATCATCTCGGGCAGTACCGACATCACAAACTTCCCGGCGGTCCAACAGGTCACGGGAACGGTCGGTCTGTCGGCGGCTGACATCTTCCCGCCCGAGATGGTCGGGTCTTTCGGCGTCCTCCTGGCAAACTCCGAAGTTCCGATCGTCAACATCGCCTTCCCGTACGGGATCCCCTTCGAGCAGGTCCAGGCCAGCGGTGTCTTTGGCGGCACCGTCGGTTGGGCCAACGGCATCGCCAGCGTGCAGGCCGGAACAGGATCCAAGGGAGCCGCCAGTTTCGAGACAAACGACGCGTGTCGCTACATCGCCGGCCAGGGCGTCAGGATGAAGTTCGCCGGGATGTTCGCCCAACCGGTGGTCAACTCCATGCAGGAGATGGGCATCGGCGAGGACATCGACGGGTTCTTCTTCGGCGCGTCGGGAAGCAACTTCGGAATCCTCCGTCGGCAGAACGGCAAGGAGTTCTGGACGTTCACGAGTTCTTTCAGCTACGACAAGCTGGACGGGACCGGACCTTCGGGGATGCAGATCGACGTCACCAAGGGAAACGTCTACGAGATCGACTACCAGTGGCTCGGCTTTGGCGCCGTCAACTTCCTGGTCGAGAACCCCGACAACGGGAAGTTCATCCCGGTCCACCAGATCAAGTACGCCAACGCGAACGTCATCCCGAGCATCGCGAACCCGATCCTGCCGCTTCGCATGGCGGTCAAGAACTTCGGCAACACGACGAACGTCTCTGTCTCCGCGTCGAGCATGGGCGTCTTCACCGAGGGAGCCGAGCCGCTCGAGCACGGCAACCGTCGGAGCTTCAGCAACAATAAGATCAACGTCCTGACCGAGATCTCCATCTTCGCTCTCCAGAACGGCGACCAGTTCAACGGTCGAAGGAACCGTCTCAGGACCAAGATCGACTTCTTTGGCGGATCGAACCGGCAGAACAACACGAACGTCGAGTGTCGGCTGATTCTGAACCCGACCCTGGGAACATCGTCTTTCACGCCGATCGCGCCCGGTCTTTCGCCCATGTCTGTAGACATCGCCGGGTCCACCTTCACCGGCGGACGGGAGCTCTTCAACTTCCAGCTCGGCCCCGCGGGAACCCAGAACTTCGATCTTTCGGGCTACGAGCTCCGGATGGATCCAGACGACATCCTCGTCGTGGCAGGTTCGGGGTCGGCCAACAGTGGTATCTCGGTCTCTCTCGCCTGGGTGGAGGAACTATGATGCTGGAAGTCTTCTTCCGGGATCTCGTCTCTTCTCGTCTGGATGAGCCAGTCCGGGGCTACGTCGTCTCCATCCTTGTAGACTACACCACCCAACCCATCTCCAGAGAGCCGCTCTGTCTAAGACTTGGCGACCTCTCTGCGAGACGGGTAGTAGTCCTCAAGGAGGTGGGCGACGAGGCCCTTCTGGTCTCCGGCTTTCTAAGGGGCCCAGATCCAAGGTATTATGCCCAGATCGGGTCCGCGGCCTATGCCGAGCTGTCCAACCGGATCCGGGACCCTCTCTTCCGGCTCATGGCCCACGGGTTCCCCGACATCCAGGGGGCCCTGGCAGAGGTTCGGCGTGAGCTCACCCTCCAGGGGACGGACTACCTGGCCCTGGTAAGGGAAGCCCATCTGGGAGCCTCGGAGAAGGCCTGGAAGCGCCTGGAAAGCCTTGGCCTGGTGCTGCCCTCCTAACCTGCCTATTCTTCTACTCCGAATCGTTTCCCGAAATTCCGACCGAAAACTCGCGTCAACAGGTATTTAGACCTGAAGGGCGTCTCACACAATTGGGACGTCAGCACTTTAGGGAGAACATAGAAGATGGCCGAGACGCTCGATACGGCGCACCTCTTGGCGAACAACTACGAGCCGAAGAGGAAGTTCAGGTGGGTCCTCCAGATCGACGGCATCGATGCGTTCGTCATGAAGACCGCTGCTCGCCCGCAGCAGACGTTCGAAGAGACCGTCATCGACTTCATCAACACGAAGCGGTACGTCTCTGGCAAGGGGGCGTGGAACCCGATCGCGTGCACGATGCACGATCCGATCGCCCCGTCCGCCTCGCAGAAGATCATGGACTGGGTGCGACTCAACTATGAGCCGCTCACCGGACGCATGGGCTACGCGTCCTTCTACAAGAAGGACATCAGCCTCAAGCTCCTGGATCCCCAGGGGACGGTGGTCGAGCTGTGGGACATCACCGGAGCGTGGCCGCAGGACGTGAACTTCGGTGACCTCGACTACGCCTCTTCGGACAACGTGGAAGTAAGCTTCAGCCTCCGATTCGACAACGCGACCCTGCAGTTCTAAAACGAGGGTCAACGACGGTAAGGCACCAGGGGCGGTCCGAAAGGGCCGCCCTTTTTTTTGTGTACGTTTGGTGGGAGTGTGGTATAATTCTATTCACGATGACGATCTCACAACTGCTTCGGAAGATCAGCAAGCTCAAGGGCGAAGTTCAGGAGCAGCGGGCGCGGGCCCAGGCTGCCACGGTCTACAAGGAGAAGGAGCCCCCGGCCTTCTCTTTCGAGGACTCCATGTGCGGCGCAGACCGCGCGGTGGAAGACCTCGTGACCTTCGAGGCGGCCCTCCGTCGGGCCAACTCTCTCACCACGGTGAGCCTGGCCGGTGGGAAGACGATCACCCTCTCCGAGGCGACCTGCCGCCTGCAGGAGCTGAAGGGCCGGATCGCCTGGCTGAAGACGCTGCCGTCGCAGGCGCAGAACAAGCGGTTCGTGGACTCGGTGGAGTACGACACCCTGGCCGAGAAGCCGCACAAGGTTACCACCACGTACGTCTGCCCGTTCCCGGAGGCGATGCGCTCCTCGGCCATCCGGTCCGCGCAGGAGGCGTTCGACAGCCTCAATGATCTCGTAGAAACGGCCAACCACCAGACGGTGGTCGAGCTGTAAGGTTCGGGAAGAGGGGCGGCTGTACCTGAGACCGTCGGGTTGGCGACCGTAGGAACCGAGACTCCTCACCTAGGAGTCGAGGCGACTACAACCATTCAGGCTCGTCCAAAAGACGACCTACAAAAACGACGACGACAAAGCATCTCAGCCGTCAGCGTTCAGACATGGAAGCCTTCAGCGGCCAGCAGCGAGCGTCGAGCACCTAGAGATTAGCGTGCCAACTAACGTTCACAGGGAAACCGCTCCTCTTCCCGATTTTTTTGAGGTCCACATGGCCAAAGATCCTGAGATCACCGAGTGGCTCCGGAAGGCGATGGCCGAGTGGCGAGCCATGCCGGACGGTCCTGAGAAAGATCAGGTCGGTCGGGAGCTGGAGAAGAAGATCTCCGGCGTGATGGGGGCCCTCGACTCTCTCATCCCGGCCCGGCACCGGACGAACTAACGAAACTTTTTTTGGCACTTTTGACCAGTGAGGCTAATTTATCCCATGATCGCATCCCATTAACACCCGGCCGGAAACTCTCTCTCCCGTCCAGGTCCAGCCCCAGATCGCCCAGTACTGCATCGTCCGGGCCGATCTCCCGACAAACATCAAGTTCGCCCAGTTCATCCACGCCGCCCGAGAGGGTAGCGCGGGTGTTCCGCTGTCTGCAGGCGAGTACGCCATCGCCCTGCAGACGACGCCGCTCCTGTCTCTCGAGGACATCTCGAAGAGGCTCATCGCGGCCCAGATCAAGCACAAGAGGATCTACGAAGTGGACGCCCCGTACAACGGGCAGTTCATGTCCATCGGTTGCGCTCCCTGCGAGCGTGACAAAATCAGGAGGCTTCTCAGCGACCTTCCCAGCGCCAAGTAACATACGTAAAGGGTGGGTCGTCTAAGTAGGACACCTTCGGGGATGCTGGTTCGTGTCCAGCCCCACCCACTACGGTCGCGAGGCTCAATTGGACGAGCAGCCAGAGTAATGACCTGGCAGGTTGCGGGTTCGAACCCCGTCGCGATCACCACGCCCCGGTAGCTCAGCGAAAGAGCATCCGGTTTTAACCGGAAGGTCGGTGGTTCAAGTCCATCCCGGGGCTCCAGTTTTTGCGTCCTTAGCTCAGAGAAGAGCGCCGAGAGTAATGACCTCGGAGGTCGGAGGTTCGAAGCCTTCAGGACGCGCCAGAGGCCCTGTCATCCAAGTGGTGGCAGGGCCTTCTTCTTTTCCTCCCCTCGAGATACTGAGAAAACCGGTCCCAGATTCTACTTATCCTCGCTAACCCCACTTCTGAAAGGAGTTTTCTATGTCCGAAGAACGCATCACCCTGGGGGCCCCGTCGGCTCCCCTCGAAGGAGGACCGAAGCCCGGCGAGGCCGGCTACGTCCCTCCCGTAGACCTGGTCCCTCTTCCCTCCGCGGGGAAGATCTACCCGGTCGACTCTCCCCTCTTCCAAGTGGAAGGTGTGGAGATCCGGAGCATGACGGCCCGGGACGAGGACATCCTCTCCAGCCGTGCTCTCCTCAAGACCGGCAAGGCCCTCTCGAGCCTCATCCAGGCCTGTGTCGTGAACAAGTCCATCGACACGGAGGAGATGGTGGCCGGCGACCGCAACGCCCTCCTCGTCGCCATCCGCATCACGGGCTACGGCCAGGAGTACAAGGTCGAGGTCCAGTGCCAGAGCGACGACTGCGGCCAGAAGTTCTTCCACACCTTCGACCTCAGCAAGCTGGAGATCAAGCGGCTCGGTGCCGAGCCGATCGCCCCCGGCCACAACGCCTTCACCTTCGACCTCCCCGTCAGCCAGAAGAAGGTCGTCTTCAAGCTGCTGACCGGCAAGGACGAGCGTGACATGACCGTCATGCAGGAGCGCCTCCGCAAGGCCCTCGGCGTGCAGGGCCAGGACAATCCGGTCACCGGCCGTCTCTTCTTCCAGGTCATCCAGGTCGGGGAAGAGAAGGATCGCAACCGGATCCAGAAGATCATCAACACCCTGCCGGCGATGGACAGCCGGAAGCTCCGCAAGTACATCGATGACGTCG